ATAATTAACATATCGTCGCTAAAATCTAATTCAGATGCTTTTACTGGATTGGTAGGATTTTGTTTTTTATTTATTTTTCTTACTTCATTTTTTAAAGCATTTTTTGCTTCAATACGTTGAATAGTAGTATCTAATCCAGAATTTACTACAGGACCAAAAGAAACCATATAATCAAAAGGATCGGGATATAAAGTGACATCTCTGTCCATACTATCTATGTTTAGTCTAAATTCTTGTATAGTTTCCTTATTTAAATTTTCATTTAAGTTATCATATAATGTATTTTGCAAATATTTATTATCAGGCATTTTTTCAATAACTTTATTTTGTTTAAAAGCAGTTTCGACATTATATTGTCCAAAATCTCTAAAATTTTGATTATAATTTCTAGAAGTATCATCCATATTACTAAAAGTTGATGTTGGTTGATATGAATTATAATTTTGGACAAATTGTTGTTGATCAACAATTCCTCTACCTAAAGTAGATGGATTAGAAAAACCATTTTGAGAGATAGAACTAGTATCAAATTTTAATTTATTTGGATTATTATTTGTAATCATTATATAATATAATTATAGATTCTTTCTTTAATATAAATAATTATTTTAATTACTTTTATTTAGTAATGAATTATATATAATGAATAATTTGTTATACAGAAATAACATTAACAAAGATTATAATTTAAAAAATATTAATAAATGTAAGGAACTACTTAAAGATAATTTACCAGAAATAAATGAAGGTTATAGTGCAAAAATATTCAAAGTTGAATCTAGAGATTGTGGTAGTGTAATTCTAAAAAAATAAAAAAAAAAGTTTATAGTGTAAAAGATAGGAAAAAAGTTTATACTTTAGTAGAAGCAGATAAAATTATTAATAAGGAAATTAATTTTTTAAAATTATGTAATCAAGCAATAACAAATTTTAATTGTCCAAATTTTATGCAGATGTATGATTTTAATATAAATGAAAACTATATAATTACGGAATATTTTGATGAAGATAGTGATTTTTTATATGATAATATATTTTATAAGCAAAAATATTATGATACATATATGATACAAATTCTAATGGCTTTATATTATTTAGAAAAAAAAGGTTACAGACATGGTGATTTTCATCAACAAAATGTATTAAAAAAAATATAGAAAAAAATATATTATTTCGTTATAAAATAGATGAAAAAATATTTTATGTTCCTACATATGGTTTTTTATATGCTGTTATTGATTTTAATAATGCTTATCCAATAAAAATAAAAAAAATTAGTGATACTTTACATTTTGCAGAAAAAATAAATATTACAATTAGAAAGAATAGTGTAAAAAAATATTTAAAAATTTATAAAACTATTAATGATTTTTTTAATATTTTTGATGAAAAAAATAGAAGATATTATAAAAAATAGTACTCAAGAAAATGATTTATCATCTTATATAAGTTATGCAATAAAAAAAAATTATTTGAAATTACATAATGATAAACTTAATGAGTATGTATATAAAATAAAAGATATATTTAAGGGAGACAAAAATATTAAGGAAATTTTAGAGGAAAATTTTGATGAATATAAAATATATAAAAAAAAATATGATAAATATAAAATTATAGATTTTACTTTATAAATTTTTTGTGTTTAATTTAATTAAAAATTAAATAAGAGTAATTATATTAATAATAAATAATTATAATGAAAAAAGTTTTTTTATCGGAAAAAAATATAGCAAATCAGACAAAAAAATTAATTACTTTATTAAATTTAGAACCCGAACAATTAACTAAAGATACTGTAATTAAATGTAAAAAAATTATTGTAAATTCCATGGAAACAACCTTTGATAAATATGGAGATAAAAAACCAGAAAGTATTGCTCCTGTTGAGTATCTTAATAAAATGAATAAAAAAAGTTTGAGTGATTGTTTAAAAATATTTGATGATAAAAAAGAAGCAAAAATGAATTCTGTATATTCAAGAGAACATCTAAAGGATGCTACACCAAAGAAAAATCAACAAAATAATCCTTATGGTATTCAACCTAATAGTAATCAATATATGCGCCCAGATGAATTAATGAGCAAAATGAAACATCCAGAACAAACAAAAACACCATCAAAAGAATATCAATCATTTGCCGATGCTGGAGGATACGCTTCTTTTAGTAGTGTCGATAATGCTTCTGGACCATTTATTACAGCAACTGGTGAATATGGTTTACCAATTGAAATGCAAAATCAAATGCAAGGAGGTCAAATGGGTAATCAAATGCAAAGTACAAATGATGGAAAGAAAAACTTTGCCGATGACTTACAAAGAAAAATGGATGCATTGAGATATGAAGGTGGATATGGTGGAGGAATGCAACAAGGAATGCAACAACAAGGTTTTCAAGGACAACAAAATATGGGTAATCAAGTTGAATTTCTACAAAAAATGCTTCCAGGTGTTGATATGAGCGCTTTTATGAACCAAAATGGAATGGGTCAACAACAACAAGGTTTTCAACAACAAGGGATGCAACAACAAGGGAATCCAATGGCTCAATTTGCACAATTAAGCCAAATGATGAATCAAATGCAACAATCAGGAAATATTAATCCTCAAATGATGCAACAAATGATGCAACAAATGCAAATGTTAATGGCTCAAATGCAAGGAAATCAAGGAATGCAAAATAATCAAATGCAAGGAATGCAAAGACAACAAGGAATGCAAGGACAACAAGGAATGCAACAACAAGTGATGCAAGGACAACAAGGAATGCAAGTAAATCAAAATCCCCAACAATCATTTGACTTGGAATATTCTTTCAATGCTGGAGGTGATAATGTTGGAAATGATTTTAATGCTGCATACGGAGGAAATAGTTCTTATACAGGTGTAGATAGTTTTGATGGTGCATATCAACATAATACTATTACTGGACCAGTAAAAAATTTATCAGAACAATCAGGTGATTTAGGAGGAGCATTAGAAAAAATGAAAGCAGAAAGAGAACAAATTAATAATAGTTTGGGAAGTATGCAAAAACCAAAAAATTTTGATCCTATGCAATCACCAAATCAAATGCAGGGAAATACACAAAAATTTAATGATAATTTTTTTTTTTGAATAATAATTCACAAAATCAAAATAATCAATCTAATACAATAAAACAGCAAAATTCTAGTATGAGTGCATTAGATGCTTTAAATGAAAAATTAAGTGCTGAAAAAATTTCTCCTCCGCCTTCAAATGCAAGACAATCAAATGCACCAAAAAATATAAATACAACTAATAAATTAAAGAAAAAAAGTACAAAGAAAAATCCTGTAAAAAAAATAAAAATAGTTGAAATTTCAACTCCAAAAAAAATAAAAAAAGTTTTAGAAACTGAAGAAAATATGAATCTTGAAAAATTGGATGAAGAAATTAGAAAATTAGAATTGGAACTTAGAAATAGACAAATGGAAAAAAAAGAAGAAATACAAGAAAAAGAAGAAATTCAATTAAAACAAGAAAATACAGAAACTAAAGAAACTAAAGAAAATACAGATGCTACTGAAATTAAACAATCAAAATTAGCTTTAATAAAATTATTATTAGATGCAAAAAATAAAAAAGAAACATCAGATAATATAGTAAAAACACCTGTCATTATAGAAGAAAATGTAAATAGTAACTATTATCAAGAAAATTTTGATATTGAAAATTATGAACCAGAAAATATAGAAAATAATAATATTGGTGAAATGGAAATTCAATTTAATCAAGAAGAAGGAGCAAAATTGATTAAAGTTATTGAGGATGAAGATTTGAACTATATTGTACCTACTAATGTAAAAATAAGATCAAGTAATCCAAATAATTCTTTTGCAATTTCGAGAAACAATGTTTCAAATTTAGTAAAGGGTTCAATTTATTTTGACATTGATAGCGAAAATATTACATCATATGATTGTTATAATGATTATATGGTCAATCTTGATAAAAAAATTGTATTAACAGATATTAATATTAAAAATATTGAATTGCCTATTAATAATTTAGAAAATATTAATACTAGCAATAATGAATTAAAAATAAATATTAATGGAAAAGAGCAGATTTTTGAACTTGAAGAAAATTATTATAATAGAGATGAAATAAAAGATTTTTTGAATGAGGCATTTATTTCATATAATTTTGATATAAATTGTGATATACAAGATGGAAATTTTATATTTTATTCAAATAATAAATTTACTATGTTAAACCACGATACTAGTATATTACCAATTTTAGGATTTAATAAGAATGCATATGTAAATAAAAATATGTATACAGCTGAAAATCCTCATCAAATAGGAGATAATATTTTTTATTTAGTAATTGAAAATATAAGTTCAGAACCACTATTTTATATAAATAAAGATACAAATGAAATCAAAAAATTATTTGATTTTGAACCATTACAAACAGATAATTTAATAATAAAATTTAATAAATCTCCAAAAGATTTAATAAAAAATAATAAAGAATATAATTTTTTCTTTGAAACAAAACATACTATAACATTTGAATTGATATTATAATTATTATAATTTAAAAAATGAGGGATGAACAAATTTGAAGTTGTGAACAATGCAGATAAATCTCAATACAGATATGACTAAAAGTGCATATAGAAGTTTGAAAAAAATTAAGTTGAATGGTAAAATATAGACCATGGAAAATTTATAGTTGAAAACCAAAAAAATAATATTTTATTAATTACAATTCTTTTTGTTATAGGAGAACATAGAGTCGTAGATGCAAGACTTGAAAAGTAAGTAACCTTTATATAAAATATTTTTTTATTTAAAATAAATCATTCTACATTTATTAACTTGTTCATCTGTAACTCTTTTTCGTGTAACATGTTCAAATGTTTTGCCTTTTAAAAGTCTTAAAATAAAATTAATAGAATAAACACCACACTCAGAATTTCCTTTTTGATGTTGAGTTTTGTTGTATCGAATATCAGGTTCAGAAATAGTTCTTTCATTTTTTAAATATTCTTCAATTTTACCAATAAAATCAACTATACGCTTTTCACAAGGAACCCCAAATGAATCACTGAAATATACTTGTCCTTTTTCTAAATCAGCAAACAAACTGACCCAATGAGAACCACTTTTATAATGTTCATCTAAATTAAAAACTACACCTAATCTTTTTTTTCCATTTTTATATAAATCATTAAAATTTAATGTTTTAAATGGCAAATTGTCTAATTCAGCAAAATCAATTGGTACAGCTCCTAAAAATTTAAAATCTTCATATTTAGTTTCATATTGAGCCAATGTAAAATTTATATCAAATGTAGATAACCATTCAAATTTACCTTGTGGTCCATCTGGTCTAAAAATATTATATTCCAATTCATCTTTATCATCTTCAGTCATAAACTGACTACATTTATGTTTAATCCATTCATGTTGACTACCTTTAAATCTTTTTCCCATTTCAAAAAGTAAATATCTTTTATATTCATCAGGATGCAAAAGTTCCATTCCATCGTGTATTTTTATAAAATTATTTGAGTTTGTTTCTTGACAATGAGTATTAAATGCATCTGCCAATTTTATCAATATTTTTAGAGGAATACATGAACCATTATCAAAACTTAGATGAGGTGCACATTTACAATCATCTTTATCTTTTGGCATAACTTGATCTAATTTAATAATTGGTAAGGGTAATTTTTTTGACATAAGTTATATTTATATATTTATTTTATAAAAAAAAGTTATTTGCGTTATAAAAAAACTTTGTATTTTATTTAATTTTTTATGGTTATATATTGTTTTTTATGTTTTCCATCAAAATATCTAAATCTTCAAAAAAGTAATAATCTTTTTTATCAATAATACCAACTACATCCTTTTTATCATCCCAAATTAAATTAAATTCTTTATCGAGATAATATTTTTTATTATCTTTTTGTATTATATCAAATATTTTGTAATATAGACTTGATTTTACAGAATCAATTTGCTCTTTGTTAGCTTTTTTTTTAGTCATTATATATATGTATATACTTTATTGTTTATACAAATATAATAAAAAAATCAATTTTTATTATTAAAATATTAACTTTATTTTATTCATCATCCGATATATCAATTACTATTGATTTATAAATTTTTGGCTTAGTTTTACTAGATTTTTTACTATTTATTTTTTCACCAGTATTATTTATTTCAATTATATTAATTGGTTCATCTATTTTCTTTTTTCTTGGTTTTTTTTCTTTAGGTTCTTTTTCTTTAGGTTCTTTTTTACCTTTAGAATTAGTTTTTTTTATAATAATATCTTCCTTAATAATTAATTTTTCATCTATATTTTCAATTAATAAATCTTCATTAATCATTGAAGAATTATATTTATTTTCAATAATATTTTCTGAATTTATAACATTATTTATTTCTTCTAGATTTAATTCAACTTTACCGGAAGTTACTAGTTCATTAGATGTATTAGTTTCATTATTACTATCTGATTTAATTTCAGAAGGAGTAATTAATTTTTCTAATTCTTGATTTATTTCAGGAGAAACTTCTTTAATTGCATTAATAACTTGTTCAAATAATCCTTCATTTTTAATAAGTTCAATTAATTTATTAATTATTTTATCATTGAATTTTTTATTTTGTGCTTCAATCCATAATTTCCATTCATTAGCAATTTTATTATTTTTTCTAAGAATTTCAACGTAAGCCCATATTTTTCTCATTGTTTCTAAATTATTGGCAAACCATTGTTTATCTCTTACAATTAGTGTTGAGTTTCTTTCCACAAATCTCCAATAAATAATTTTATTTAATTTAACCTCTGGTCTTTTACTTAATTTTTCCATTTCCTGAATAATCCATTCATCTAGTTCTTTTAAAGTCATGTCTAATTTTGGTTGATAAATGAAACTGGCTTTATCATAAATTGCATCATTTTTAATTATATGATATTTATCATAGACAATTCCATCCTTAGTTTCTCGCTTCAACACTTGTTCCAAATAATCGTCTTCATTTAATTTTGTAGGCATCAATTCAATAACAACACCTCTTTCTAAACCATATTTTTTTGATTTATAATCACAATCCGTATTTGTATCATCTAAAAAATCCTTGCGACTGGAATATTCTTCAATATTACACTGAACAAAATCACATTCATCTAAATCACAACATTCTAATTGTAATTGAACTTGACACCAATAATAATCCGGACAAATATCGCCTTTTATTGTTCCGGAATATTTAATTTTTCTTCTAAATGGACATTTAATTTCAATCATACGACCTACTAAAGGATTAGGTGTAACTTTATCTCTGCAATAAGGTGTACAAATTCCATCAGGACTTGCTGCTAAAAAATTATAAACAGGATGACCTAGTAATCCAAATTCATCAACAATAACGTCATTCACAAATTCATACATAAGTGTTACAACATTTTCAAATTTCTTACCATGATAACAATCCATATTTGTTCCAAATGTAGAACCAAAGACTTTTTTAAATACAAAATTATAAACTTGTTCATATTTATTTTCGCCTAAAACACATCCACAATCTGAAGCAGTAATACTTTTATTACGTTGTTCATACCAAGATGTAGTTCTTTGTTCAGGTGATTCAATTTTACGTAGCCATTCAAATTGTATTTTTCTTTTTAAATATAATTCTTCTGGAACTGCATTAATAAATACTGCTTTATCTGTAGATGACAATAATGCACCTTCTGATACATCTTCAGAATCAATATATATTTTTTTGGCAATATTATTTGTGGTTAATACACTAGAATTAAAACGATATGGTTTCTTTTCTTGTTTTTCTTGCTTACCTACAAATTCATATACTGGTTGTTTTGATTTAAACATAGATTGACTTTTTTTAACTTCTTTATCATTATTTTCTTGAATAATTTCAACTTTTTCAGGTAGTTTATCTTTATTATTGAATTTTTTTTTAATATCATCAAGTATAACAAATTGTTCGTCTTCATCAAAACTTTTAAATACATTATCATTATTAATAATATTTTCTAATTCAGAAAAAGAACCAAAATTATTATTTAACAATGTTTCATTGTATTTATCAATAATATCATGTATATCATGCATAATTAAAAGTAATATATAAACAAAATTTTAAATAGGTAATTATTTAATAAAAAATTGATTTTATTATATAATAAAGAAATTAATATATAATAAAAATCTTTAGATGGACAAAGAAATAACAATTGCTTCATTAGGTTCAGTAGATGCAGGTAAATCAACTCTTTTGGGTTGTTTAGTATCAGGTAAATTAGACGATGGAAATGGATTAACAAGAGCATTAGTTTGTAAATATAAACATGAAATTAAATCAGGTAAAACATCTGCAATTTCAACTCATTCAGTAAAAAATTTTAATAAAACTGATAAATCTATGATATTTGTTGATTTATGTGGTCATAGAAAATATTTAAAAACTACTTTATTTGGTGTAATGGGATATTTTCCAGATTATGCAATTTTAATTGTAGGTGGTAATCGAGGTATTTTAGAAATGACAAGAGAACATATAAAGATTTTATACCATTTAAAAATTCCAATGATTGTAATAATTACAAAAACAGATTTAATTGATAAATTACATGATGAAGCCGAAAGTAAAAAAGATGGCTTGACTAAAATAACAAATGATGTTAAAAAAATATTTTCAAAAGGCAATTTTAATGTAATTGATATGAATGATGTAATTGAAAATGAAAAATCAACTACAGGAATAGTTCCTTCTGTTTCAACTATTCCCATATTTAAATTATCCTGTAAAACTGGTTATGGATTGGACTATTTAAAAAATTATTTAGTTAGTTTACCAAGACGTATTGATTTAAAACTAAATAAAGAAATAGTTCCAATTTTTGAAAATAAAACTAATACATCAGATTTTATTTTTCAAATTGAAACAATTTATTGCCCACCAGGAATTGGTTGGGTAATTACTGGAATATTAAAATCGACTAGTGAAAATAACTTTATTACACCTAACTTTAATATGTATTTAGGACCAAGTAAATATAACAATGAATATTTACAAGTAAAAGTATGGAGCATTCACAATTATTTTAATGAAAAAGTAGATAAATTATATTGTGGACAAAGAGGATGTTTAGCAATTCGTGGAGATAAAAAAATTACAAGAGACTTTTTTCGTAAAGGTTCTATCTTAACTAATAATTTGGAAATTATTAAAAAAGCATCTTATACTTATAAAGCAAAAATTAAATTATTAAACCATCCTACAAATGTAAGAGATAATTTTTCACCAGTAATTCATTCTGGAACTATTAGACAATGTGCAAAATTAACAATTTTGAGTAAAGAAATATCAAAAAAGAAAATAGAAAAAGAAGAAAAAGTAGAAAAAGAAACACAAGAAGAACAAAAATGTATATATCCTGGTGATACCGCAATTATAGAAATTAAATTCTTATATCGACCTGAAATAATAGAACCTAATCAGACATTCTTTTTAAGAGAGGGATTAACATTAGGTATTGGAACTTTTATATAAAAAAATATTTTGAATTATTTATTTTATAAAATATTTATTTTATTATCAATGGCATACTTTTAAAGGTAATTACTCTCATTTTACAACAATATCTTTTTAATCCTAGACTTTCAACTAGTTTACTTTTTTGTTCTAATTTTTCATTTTCGTCAATATTTGGATTATTTTCAATTTCTTGTAATTTTGTTTCATAAGGTATTTGACGATTTCCAATGATAGTACCGCAACTGGGACATTTTAAATATATCATCTTTTTGTTATATAATATTATGATATTATATTTATATTAAATTATTTTTTCAAATTTTTATTATATTATTATATAAACCAAATGAATAATGGAAATTTAATTAAAGGATGGGATGCATATAATGAAATTGGAAATAATAGAAATGAATATGTTAATAATATTTTAAATGAATACTATTTATATAATCCAAATACCATTAACAAAGAACATATATTAAAAGATATTAATAAAAAATTAAAAGATATTAATGACGAAGAAAGAAAAGAAGGTATAGAAAATCCTGTCGACAATATAAATAAACCAGTAAAAGTCATAACTGATCAGTATGAAACACCTTATTCACAAGGTATTTCAATGTATGATAATCGTGGAAAATTTTTTGATTTATATGATTTTAACAAAGATTTTGATGCATATATTAGACAACAACAAAAACAAAGATTATTAAATGAAAAATTAAAATTAACTGATTTATCTACAATTGAAAGTTTAAAGGTTAAACCATATGAATTGCCAATAGATAAAATGTTAGTAAATGTTAAAGATACATGGTTTGAAATGTATGACAAAGTAATGGAAGGAGAAAATCCATTAAATAATGTAGATGATGACCAATTTTTTTATGTGGGTTTAACATTAATTGTGGTATCGTTAATCTATGTTATGTTATGGTTTTTCTTTGAATAAAACTTATTTTTACACCTTTTGACATTTAAAAATGCCGATTTTATAAGTTATTAAAACTAACGACATATGCAAAGATATAAAAATTTGGTCATATCCTATCGTAAAATAGGAATGAAATTTTAAAAGGTTTATAACTGAATTATTATCACAATTATGGATTTCTTACTATTCATTACTAATAGATAACACTAGTATTTTCTTTAAGTTATTATTTATGATTTTATAAAAAATTTAAATGTTAAAAAGGTGTAAAAAATTGATTTTTGAAGTTAATTTATAATAAAAATTATATAAATGTAGTTATGACTGAAATACTAAATAATTTATGGCTTGGTGATATAGATAATGCAAAAAGTAATAGTGAAAGAAATATTATTATAGTAAATTGTGCTAAAGAAATAAGTAATACAAGATATGATTATAAAATAGAATTGCTTGATGGTCCTAATGAATTATCAAGTTTTAATGAAAATATTGAAAAAGTGGCGGACTATATAAATCAAAAAATTAAAAATAATAAAATAATTTTAGTTCATTGTATGGCTGGAGCAAGTAGATCGGCATCGGTTGTTATTTATTATTTGATGAAACATAACAATATGTCTTTTATAGAGGCACATAATTTTGTAAAAAATAAACGACCAATTGTAAATATAAATAAATGGTTTTATAAGTGGTTGTACAACTTACACCCTCGTTTTTAATTACCACTATTATAAAGTAATTCACTAACACACTCATTAATTTCATTACCAGTAGGAGGATCAGTATTATCAAAATTATAAACTGGATAAAATTTGTGTTGTGTTCTAATATTGGAATTTTTGTTACTATTGGAAGTTAAATAATCAATAAAAGTATTTAATTTTTTTTCGGATATTTTATGGTTTTTTACTTCTAAAACATGCCAATCAAAAAAACAAGCACCTTTTGCACTTTGTCCTTTTAATAAGAAAGAACGAATACATCGTTTACCATCTTTTGGAACCATCGCAATTCCTGATTCTAAAACTTTTTTAGGATAATCGTTAAACATAGCAATTTGGTAATATCTCACATATTTTGTTTCTAAAATATTTTGGTCATAATAACCCTTACAAAAATCAGAACCTTTAACAAATTCAAAAGTTTTTTCTATTGATTGTTTTTGATTAGGCGGTAATACAATTTTGTCTTTATCTAATTGTTGATTAAAAAAATGGTCTAGATTGTTCATAAAAATTTTTTTATTATATTATATTAAAATTAATATATAAAATTTTTAATATATTTTAATCCATTTCATTTAGATTAAATATAAATTTAACATATCATATTGTTTCGTATTTCTTATATGTTGATTATGTGTATCTAAAAAATTATATGGTAACACATCATTTTTAATAATAGGTTGTGTTTTAATATTATAACCATTATAATAAATATTTTTTTGTTGCAATATATTTAATTCTTTCAAAAATTTATTTAACATTTTTTCAATAGTTTTTCTCATTTCATATAATTTTGTTGTTTCTACATTTGACAATAAATTAAAATTAAATGAATTGATGCTATACATAATTTTATCTTTAACTGTTTTCAAAGTTACATAATTAGCATCAATTAATTTTATATCTTGTAAACAAGCTTCATATAACATTATAAAATGTTCAAAATATAATTGTATATCATAATACAGTGGAGGACTAACTGATTTTAATTCTGTCATATAGTATAAAAAATCTATTATATTTGGATATTTTTTGAGTATATTATTATTTGTATTTATCATATTGTATTTATCAGTAATTTTCTCAAAATTATCAATATAGTTAACTTTTTTATTTGTATCAATATAATAAACTAATATTGAATAAAATATTAATCCAATCAAGACAGAATAATTAAAATTAATTTTTGAACTACAAAATATAAAAACAACTAATAATGCACCCAAAAAAAATATAAATTGGGGTTCTTGATTATTTAAAATATTATAAATTGTGTTATTTGTTTCTTTAAATTTATCCAAAAAGTTTGAATAACCAATTGGTTTTTGAAAAAAATCTATAGTATCATTCATTTATTAGTAATATTAATAAATATAATTATATTTATTTAAGAAAAAGATTAGATATAAAAATATTATTAAAAATGGAAAATACTGAAAATAATACTACTGGTTCTAACAATGAAGAAACTATAGAAACTACAGAACTAACTGAAGAAGAAAAATTACGAGAAAAAGAACTCCAAAAGAAAAAACGATTTATTGAATATGCTCAAAAATTAAGAATGAATAATTTTTATGATAGGTCAGTTACTAAATATAATAATTTAATTTGGGAAAATATTGAAACTGCTGATGATGCTATGGTTGATTATTTAAATAATAAAATATTCGATACCTATCGTAAAAGACTTAATTTATTAAATAATATATTATATTCTACCGAAGGATTACCTATTAAGACAAGAGCTGACGTGAAAAAATTTTTTAATATTATTGCACCACTAAATAATGAACATAATTTAGGAACGTATAATTGGACATTTAAAGATGTTGGAAAAAGATTATATATTCATAATTCTTTGTTAAAAGTAGATTTAAATGTTAATCTTAAAGTATATTTTTTAAATCCAATTAAAAGAGTATTAAAGTTATCTGGCGTAAATTTCAAATATTATGAATTTAAATCAATGAGATATTATAGAAGTGTAGATATTGTATTTGTTGTTGATTTTTAAGTTATTTTCTAAACTTAATATTTATTTCATTCTTTTATGAAATAATTATTATAAAAAAATTTATTCAATAATAGCCTTAACCCCTTTGGTTGTCTTGGTTAGTCCTTTAATTTCAAATTCATTATTATGCAATTTATCATGGCATTTACCGCATAAAACTACTAAATTTGCTTGGTCATCTTTTAATAAATGTTTTTTATTTTCATTTATTAAACCATTAATAGTTTGCTTAAAGTCTTTTTGGAAATTTATGTGATGCGCTTCTAGTTTATCTTCTGAAGCACATATATAGCAACTATCCATATATATATCTTTATTATATAACGACTTTTTATCATTTACAATTTTATTGTTAATTCCTTGTTGTCCCAGTAGTTCATTTTTAAATTCAATTGCTGAATTAATAAATTCAGGGTCATCCAAAATATATTTTGCAATTTTAATACCGTATATTGTTTCGCCAGTTCCTTCTAATAACTTTCTTGAAAAAATTAATTCTTCATTTTTCTCTTCAACTGATAAATAAACAAATCTGATATTATTTAATTCTTGTATTGCTTTTAATTTAGGTAATTCATGGAGATGTGAAGAAAATAAAAATTTTGCACCTAAATTTGATAATTTAATAATTGTTGATGCAACGATTGCAGACGCAGATATATTTTCCGAACCCCTACAACATTCATCGCCTAAGACCATACATCGTCTATCTGCCTTTTTTAAAATATTTCTTAATTCATTAAGTTCCACAATAAAAGAACTATGACCTTTAAATAGGTTATCGTTGCCAGATATCCTTGTGAATAAAGAAGTAAAAATACTATATTCAAAGTCTTCAGCTGGAACATATAAACCGCATTGAGCCATAATTATACAAAGACCAACAGCTTTCATAATTGAACTTTTACCAGTACTATTAGGTCCATAAATCATTAATCCTCTTGTTGTTTCATTTAGATATAAATCATGAGGTACATATTCATAATCTATAAGTCTTTCAATTATAGGATGTCTTAATTGTTTAATATTAAAATATGATTCAGAACTTTCTTGATTTAAATTTGGTTTAGTATAATGATATTTTTTTGATGTATAAGCGTTATTTGCAATTAAATCAATTTGTGTTATAAGGTTAATTAACTTTGCAAATAAATTTGTATATTTATGATACCATGCTAAAACATCTTCATAAAAATGAGTTTTAACTAATTCATTTAATTTAGTATATAATTCATCCATTTCAGAACTATGAGTATTTAATTCAGGATAAGTTATTTTCATGGTTCCTGTCAATTCGGCAAAAGATAAATCTTTAACTTTTATTGTTTTATTAGCATTAATTTTTATTGTTTCTTGTTTGTCAAGTAATGATTTTAATTTTTTTCCTCTTTTTAAAGTAGTTTGTAAATAATAACCCTCACGTTCATTATATTTAATATTTAAACTACTTTCAGTATCATAACTTTCTAAAGCTTTGGCTAGTTGTTCAAGGAAATTATTTCCTTCAAAAATTTTACTTTGTATGACATCTATATCTTTATGTATACCTTCATTATAAAAACTGTCTTTGACTTCAACAAGATTATTTATTTTTAATTTGTCTGTATCAAAAGTTGATAAGATATATTGTACACAATCATTAAATTCAATAATACTAGCTTTTGGAAACATTCCATAAATATCTAGTTTAAGGTTGGTTTTAGTTAATAAATTTATCATTTCAACAATATTTTCAAAAGAATTGTAAATATTAAATAATTCATATGGTTGAATAAATTTGATTGATATTTTTCTAAATAACTTGTCTAAATCTGAAACTGATTTTAAAAAAGTTCTTGCTTCATCAGTTTTATTAGAAATCAATAGTTTGTCAGTTAAATTGTAATAATTTTCAATAACTTTTGGGTCTGTGAAGGGAGCACATAATCGTTGTTTTAAATACCTTTTACCCATTGGTGTTACACAATTATTAATTATATCGTTTAATGATTGAAATTTAGCATTAATACTATCATAGTTATAATAATCAACTATATTAAGTTGATATTGTGCATTATTGGCTAATACCATATATTTATGATCATCAAAATATTTAGGAGGTTGAATTTCATTGAGTAAATTTTCGTTGTGTTGTTTTATATAGTCAAAACCAGTAATTAATGCAATTAAAGCATTTGGTAATTTTTCCAAGTTAAAATATTCAATTGGATTAACTAAACCTACATAATCTTTGTATAATTTATTAAGAGTTTTAGTTTGATAGTTAATTTTGGTATATTCTGGATTTATGGATGTATATTCAAACATTGTTTGATTTGGTAAAATATCTATTTTTTGAATTAATTTCTTTTTAATGTTATCTTTTTCTAAGTTTCTGGTATTATCAATTTCATAAACAATTAATTCTGCTGGTCTAAAAAAATGATAATATCTTTGTGCTTCTTCTAATGCTTCATTTTCATCAATTAAACCTGAACCATGAGATTCATAATAACTTACTGAACCAGTTGAAGAATCAATTGCACACATACCAATTGAAATGTTATTTTTTGTTGTATTTAATGCTTGATTTAATTCTATATAAAGTATCATTAAATATTTTGTATCTATCGTTACATTATCTATAAATGTAGATGGTGAATAAATACCAGTAATAGCTCTTTGAGGATTTGGCGGTAAAGTAACTTGGTCTATCACAATGACAGTAAATTTATTATCAACTAGAATTTTTAGAAATTTGCTTAAGGCTACAGAAGGGAAACCCATCAAATAAGGATTTTTAACATCAACTTTATCAATAGATTTATCTTTTCTGGTACAAACAATATTTAACAATTCTGATAATTTAAAAAGGTCTGGTCCAGTATCTGGAATTGAATAACATTCATGAAAACTTCCAACTTGCATTAAAACTAATGATTTATCACCATATTTGTTTTTAAATTTTTCATGATAACCAAAATATTCTTCATAAACGGATGGTTTATTTTTTATATTTTTATTCATTCTATTATAATTATATTAAAAAATATATTTTTAATTTTAAGTTATTTATTAAAAAAGTATATATGAAAAAAAATTGAAAAAAATAATATATAATTAAATATTAAATTATATAAAACATAATAAGATGGAATTGGATTTTTGCAATGAAGAAAAAATAATAACATATATGAAAGAAAAAAAACAAGATAAAAAAATTTATGAATTGGTAAAAAATAAAAATTTTATTCCTACTGAAAAATTGTGTTATGAAATATTAAAATATAAATTAGAAGATTATGTAAACTTAATTTGTGAATATTATTTAGGAAGTGACATACAAACTAAATTATTTGAATTA